TAGTTCCAACTCAAGGTCATCTATGGCATTTTTAGAGTTGTCAGTATAATTCAGGGAAGAAATGGAATGAGCTATATCCTCAGATATATCCACCCCGTTAAATATCACTATTACCTTTATTCCTCTTGCTAATGGCATTATTTACCTCTTTTCCAAGGTGGCAGTTTGCTTTCATGAATTTCCTGTTCCAGTTCTTCGATAAAATCAGGGATAATGACAGGAATATCAGCTGGAAATATTGATATATCTATCAAATTAAGATTATTTCTTATTAATCTATGAAAGTATTTTTCATTTCCATAAATTTTATAAGCTATCAGATCCCACGTATCTCCACTGACAGTTCTATAAACTCTTGTCTTCATTTTATCCAAACGCCACCCTTTCCTTTTTATTTTTCATTTCTGCCAGAACTCTCTTAACTTCCCTTGCTATATCATTTGCGTTAGAATTACTTCCAGCATTAATTGTGATATTTATAGTATCTCCACCTACAACAGTTGAGCCACTACTTCCCAAACTAGAAGCTCTTTCTTTTATTCTGTTTACTCTGTCCCTTAAAGTATTTCTTGTCCGTGAAGCATTGAGTATTTCAGTCCCCTTTGGTAAGTTCATCAACATTTCACTTTGTGCAATAAATGGAGACTGTCCTGGAATTCTAATCATTTCAGGCCCTCGCTCGGCAACAGTAGTAAGCCCACCAGACCAGTAGTTTGTTCCTGTATAGTTTTTTCCAAACATTCCACCAATTAAAGGTAAATTTTGTGCTTTACTTTTAATTTCATTAAACTTGTCACTGAAGTATTTAACTACTCCATTTAAAATACTTTTCACACCTTCAATCATTCCTGAAAAACCACTTTTAATACTATTCCAAACTCCTAAAGCAACACTTTTAATTGTGTTCCAGTCTCCCGTAAATACCGCCTTAACAAGTCGGATTCCTGTTTTAATATTGTTCCATGTCGCAACTGCCGAAGCTTTTATTCCGTTCCATACCATTTTAGCCACAATCAATATTCCTTTAAAAACTGCCTTCCACACGTTTATGCAAAATTTAATATACGCTGTTATCCCATTAAAAATAGATTTCCATATTCCTGATGCCCATTTTAAGTAAGCAACTATTCCTTTCCATGTTGCTATTGCTACTCCTTTTATCCAATTCCACGCAGATATTGCTCCTTTTGCTATAACTTTCCACATAGCATTTACAAAATTTCTAAACCCAGCACATTTTTTATATAACACTACTAATATTGCAATGACAGCGGCTATTGCAACTATTATGAACACAACAGGATTTGCTAAAAATGCAGCTTTCATAGCTAGCCCTATAAATTTAATAGCTTTTACAATTCCCATTAATGATTTTATTGCAACACTTCCAATTTTTCCAAAAGTACCTATTGCTTTTAATTTATCAAATATCATTATTCCGTTAGATATTACACCAAACAATGGATTGAATATTTTAGTAACAGCTCCAATCCCTAATGATAGCAATCCAATAATACCTATTATTTTTAAAATACTTTGAGTAAGTTGTGGATTCTTTTTAATCCAATCCGCAATACTTTTTATAGCAGGTCTCAGCTGAGTAGCAATTTTAATTAAGCTTGGTGCCAATGCATTCCCCAAATCTACCCCTACATTAACTGCTGTATTTTTTAAAGTATCTAAATGACTTTTTAAAGTCTTTACTCTTTCAACATATTCTTTATCTACACTTCCAGCGGTTTTAGACTTATCATGTACATTTTTTAAAGATTTTTCTACTTCATCAATATGTTTTGCTAATTCGGATGCAGACTGAATACTCTCCGTACCAAATAAATCTTTTAATGTTGCAGCTTGAACATCCTTAGGCAAAGTTTTTATCTTTTGAAATACTTTCAATATAGTACCTTCTCCATCTATTTGCATATCTTTTGCCACTTGTTTAGCACTAAGTCCTAATTTCTCAAAAGCCGCTTTTTGTCTTTTTGTGGCACTTTCTCCCGCAACTAATCCAAGTGAAATATTTTTTAATCCTGTAGCTGCAACTTCTGCTGGAACTCCAACAGCAACAAGATTCGCTCCTAACGCTGCTACACCTTCTTTTGAAACTCCAGCCATTCCTCCTAATCCAGCTACTTTACTTGAAATATCTACAACCTCTGGAGCAGTCACGGCAACTGTATTTGCCAAATAGTTAATTACATCAGCGTATTCCATTACTCCTTTTTGATCTAAGCCTAACTGAGCTCTAGTTTTTGCTAAAAAATTACCTGCAGCTTCAGTATTCATGTCAAATGCTACTTTAATTTTAGCTGCATCTTTTGTATATTGTGCTAATTCATTAGTATTTATTCCTGCTTGTGCTCCCGCTCCTGCTATTTGAAATAATTCAGTTTGTGATACTGGATTGCTTTCACTAAAATTTCTCATAGCCTGATAAAATCCAGCTTCCATTTCTTTAGAACTAAATTCCGCAACTTTCTTCAAGTCTGCTTGTGCTTCTTCTAAGTCTATTGCCATTTTTACAGGAACAGCTAACGAAGCAGTCATTCCAGCTCCAACATTAAAAGCTTTATCTCCAAAGTTTTTTACTTTTCCCCAGCTATCCATTCTTTGCTTATGTCGATTATCAGCTTCTTTTAGTTTCTGTTGTTTTTCCAATTCTTTTGATACTTTTGATAAATTTTCTTTATATTGTTTTAAACTATTACCTTCAGCATCTATTGCACTTCTTGCAGCTTCAAAGAGATGTTTTTGCCTTTCTTTTTGTTTATTCAAATTATTTACTATTTTTTCTTGTTCTTTGATTTTTTCAGCAAGTTGGGTATTGCTTCTTCCTGTTTTTTCATAAGCTTCTTTTAACTCCCTAAGTTTTCTACTTGCTTGTAAAAATTCTTTACTAACATTAACATATGCACTTTTCAAGTGTTCCACTTTTTCAACGCTTTTTTGTGCATTCGAAGACATAGTTTTCATAGCATTTCCAACATTAGCTAATCCAGATAATGCACTCGTAGCAACAGCTGACATGACAATATTTAATTCCATATTTTTAGCCACAGAAACTCCTCCTTTCAAATATATTTAAAGTTTTTTAAAGAGGAAATTTGAAATAAACAGTGTTAAAACGTGACTGAAATGTCACGTTTTTTAATGCTCATTATTTTCTCTTATTCCCTACTATTTTCATACCGTATTTCAGCTTCCTGAACTAATTCCTCTGCCCTAATACTCCAGTAACCAGTCAGTTCATATAAGCTACAAGACATTAATGTTTCATAGCTTATATTCAGACTGGTTTTAAAATCATTTTTCATATTCAAAACTTCTAGTAAATCAGTCACTATATCCTGTAACTGTATATTTTGACTTACTCTGTTTCCAAAATCTCTTCCTGATTCATTTCTTCCTCGTTCCCTGTATCTGCAGTAGTCTCTTCGGAATCCGAGACTACTATAAAATTTCTTGCTGCATTTATTACTTTTATATAATCTTTTCCTTTTAGCTCAAGCAGACTTCCATATTTTATTCCACTTGCCTTTTCAGCTACTGTAAGCAACCATCCGTCTTCAAGTTCTTTTACAGTGGCTCCTTTATTCCTCTTTTTAAATTCACTTTCCGCTATTAGCAATTTTTTCCCTGTCAAGCTTTCAAAATCCAATTCAATTTCTGTATATTTTTTCCCATCAAGAGTATATTCCTGATTTAATTTAACTATTTCTGCCATTTTTTACCTCCTAAAACATTCCTAAATATCTTCTTAACTGATTATTATTTTCGCCATTTATTTCAGCAATATTATTTAATACATCTATATGTATTATCTTTTTGCCTTTAAATGTTAATTTATAGTATGTACAAGCTATATCAATACTTGTTTCAATTTTTGCTCCAGGTTTGGCTTTTAAACCATCTATAGTTTTAACCATTCCTTTAAATGTTGCATCAAAATCTCCAAGTCCTACTCCATGAGTAACTTTATCCATATACTGATAAGCTCCCTTTAACTCGAACATCATAGGTTGCATATTATTAAGTCCTATCATTGTGTCATCAACTGAATCCATTTTTATTTTTGCTTCAAGTTTTTTGTAATGCCCCATTAACGGAACTTCCAATTCGGCACTTAATCCCAGTTGTTCAGTAGTAACTGTTGCATAATCTATTTTCGGAAGCTCCACTTCTGAAATCCCGGCTAAACTATTAGTTCCATTAATATACAGCAAAGCATTTATAAGCCCATTTGGTATTTTTGTCTGACTCATACTCCTATCCTCCTATTCCTTTTAATTTCTCAGCAAATTCTGTTAATGCATCCACATCATACTTTTTCTTAAATGTCATTGATTTTAATCCTGGAATTATTCCTAACTTTATTATCCAAGTTATATCTCCGTTTATTATATTAATAACATCATTGTCTGAAACTGATAGTTCAGCACTTGCAGATAATAAGTTTTCAGTAGACACTAATGAATTAAGTCTAATATTCATTGCTTTTGTGACAGTTTCTGCCAATTTCAATGAAAATTTCTTATCCACCTTGTCAAAATAACTTATTACAAGCTCATTACCAATATATTTGAACAGTCTTCTTGAGTAAGAAAACTTGTCCTTTGGATCAGTTGCTAACGGATTTTTAGCTGTTTCAGTTCCCCAGTTTCTCCAACCTTTGAAACTAATAGCCGTTATCACTCCATTTTTATTCAGGAAGTTAGCCTGTGTTT